ATTCTGTACTTGAAGGGTACAACTAAGGGATGATTCAGCCCCCTCTACAGTAACTAGAGTTGGTGCATAGTCATTAATTGCTATCTTTGCGTGTGTAAGTGCCATTGTGTCTCCTTAAGACAGGTATACGTGTTTCCGCTAAATTAGGCCGAAAATGTGGCGATACGTGAGCTCCGATTTGTGTAGGTTATCTCTTCTTCAACAATGCTGCTATCTGAGTCTACTAGCATAACGTTAGGATAAAAGCCTAAATTATGGTTGAGGCCACGATGTGAAATCGCATTTATCCCCCTGTGGTTGTTAGTTAAAAGGTCGGCTAATAAGTAACGGTAGGTAGTAGCCATCTGTTACTCCGTAGGAAGGACTAATTCTTCCCAACTTAATTCATCTTCGTTCCACGAATACCTTGCGCCATCTGTAGGCATAGGAATAGGGGCGTTCCAAAATGAGCCAGTTCTTACCCAAGAAGGATAAGGCTGCGGGCTAATAAAGATGTCCTCGACTTCATTGTATTCATAGCCAATTCCTGCGTAAGTTCCGCGTATGTTGTTGTTATACGAAGTCTTAATCCAAGTACCGCCAAGATTACTAATTAGCCATTGATAGCCTTCATCCCCTGCTGGGTCGTTGTTATCACCAACCAGTACACGAGTTACTTTATTATCTAAATCTATTTCTGCCCAGTGTGACATTTTTATACCGCCGATTTCAAGTAGCGAACGATGACAATTCCTGAGCCGCCACTAGCATTATCGTCTGTAGCCGCACCACCGCCACCTCCAGTATTCACGGTTCCTGCCAATGCCACTTGGTCGTTTCTAGCACCCCGACCTCCACCGCCATAACCACCAGGTGCGCCAGTACCACTAGAATTTCCCCGACCTCCACCGCCACCCGCATAATAATAAGTTCCTGAGACATTTTGACCTGTAGATGTTGCAGAACCCCACGAAGAAAATGCACTTGTTCCAACTCCGCCAAAACCACCAGGGTTCGGGTTACTACTCCAAGAAACTGTTTGACCAACAGCACCAGCACCTCCTCCTCCTCCACCCCAAGCACCCTGAGCATAGACGGAGTTTGAAGTTCCTCCTGCAAATCCATAAACTGCTGTTGTTCCACTTGTACTTTGAGAGAAGGCACCTCCTGCACGCGTTCCAGTCCAACTTCCGCAAACACTCGCATTCATTGTTCCTCCACCGCCACCAGAACCACCAGCAGCGCCAGTACCACAATTTGAGTTGCCTCCTAAACCTCCGCCCTTTGCTGCCGTCAAACTACCAAATGATGAATCAACACCATTAGTTGTAGACGACCCTCCTCCGCCTATTACGACGGACAGAGACGAGACAGGTATTGATGAATTTGCAAAATGTACAACTGAGCCAGCACCACCGCCGCCGCCTAGGTCATTTATCCCACCGCCACCGCCAGCAACAACTAAAACATCAGCAGTCAAAGCCCCGCCAGTTACTCCAAGAGTTCCGTTACCAGTAAAGGTGCGGTAAAAGAAGGTAGCATCTGAAGTAAGTGTTCCGCCTGTTACGACAGACTTGGGAACAACAGCAACACTCCCAGTTATCGCATTAAGAAATCCAGCCATCAGGTAAGTCCGTTTCCAGAGCCTATCCATTTTGTTGCGGTTACTTTCTTAAATACTGCAACGCCATAAGGTGCAAGAGTTCTGCTACCAGTTGAGGCAGAGTTGGCAAGAATTAAAGTGTCGGTCGTAATTGCAATTGTAGTTGTTACCGCTGACTCATTAGTTACTGTGAATCCTGTACCGATTTGGAAAGCCACAGATGAGTTTGCAGGAATTGTGATTGTCTTAGCGGTAACCGTTACGAATATATCTTTACCAGCGTCTGCTAATACAAGAGTGTAATTATCGGCTTTAGAAGCCTGTGGGGTTCCGATGTAGCCATATCCATCACTTGAGTTGGCAACGGCAGGGGCTGTTACTGCGCCAGTAATGTTAGGCGTTGAAATTGTCGGAGTTGTAAGAGTCTTATTGGTTAAAGTTTGAGTACCAGTTAAAGTAGCAACTCCAGTTAAAGTATTGGTTGAGGCGTCAATAGTTTTGTTGGTTAAAGTTTCCGTTCCAGCCTGTGTTGCATTACCAGCAGTTGCTGCCTTAGTATCTAGCTGGGTTTGTATTGCAGAAGTAACGCCATCTACATATCCAAGTTCTGTTGCAGATACATTCCCGATAGAAGTTGTTGATGGAAGAACTACAGTACCTGTAAAGGTGGGTGAAGCAAGGGGTGCCTTGGCGTCAAGTGCAGTAAGAGTTGCATAAACCGTTAAGTTTTCAGCAGGTACTTGAGCATTAGCGTCAAGGCCAGCAATACCGTTAGCATATCCCTTAAGAGCTAGAAGTTCTACACCTTCTGAGATGCTTAGAGCTGTCTGAGCTGCCTTAGTAAGGAGGAGGTAATCTTGTGCGCTCAGGTTGACAGAGGCCGTGTTCAGTTTTGCCTGAAGGGCCGCGTTAAACGTGGTTAAACTATAAGTCATGATTCTCCTCTTAGGTTATTATAGATCAACTAGGGCATAAACTAAGGCTGTATCCGCCTGTAATTGTGCTGCCGCAGCTGCTGTCTGTACCGCAGTTAGCTCTTGGCCAGATGCGGAGGTGTTATCAATACCTGTAAGGGAGACAGAAAGATCCCCGCTATTAGTTCTAATATAGAGCTTATCTTCCGGTTCAAGTGCAAAGCGAAAAGTCTCAAGGCTGTTATTACCTGTAACCGGAGTATCTTTAGATACAGTCATATGGTTTTGAGGATTTGCATCTTGAAGTTCAGGTACAACCCAAACACTTAGCGTTGCGGAGTCAGAAGACTTATTTGTAGCAATTACCGAGACTAGGGCAACACGAGAACCAGTTCGGGTATACAGAAGTACATCTGTGTCCGCACTGGGGTTCGATATTGCTAATCTTGATATAGCCATTACTCAGATAACTCAATCCAAGCAAGGGTTGCTTCATCCCACAAATACCTTGCGCCATCTGTTGGCATCGGAGTAGGCGCATCCCAAAGATAAGTCTCTGAGTCCATTAGCCAAGATGGATAAGGCTGAGGCGCAGCAAAGCCAACACCGTCAAAGGTGTAACCAATTCCAGCGTAGTTCTTATTTAGTGGTCTCTTACCGCCTGAGTGAACGCCGCCCTGCATATTGTAGGAAGTCTGAATCCACTCGCCACCAAGATTATCTTCACACCAATCGGGACCGTCAGCCACGATTACTTGCGTGACTATTCCATTTTCTATCTTTGCGTAGTGACCCATTGTTATTCCTTTTCTCCATAGAGTTCTGTTGTATTTACTAACTTAACTTCTCGCTTTGTAACTATTCCGCCTTTTTCGTCTAACTGTGATTTGGCGTTTTCTTCGTTGTCGGCAATAATATGAACCAACATATCTACCTTGAACGAGAAGCATTGAGTTTTGTCTTCTGTCTTAATTGCCACTACATTATTTTTTTTCATTTTCCGTCTCCTTTAGACTGCATACCTAATAATAACAATTCCTGAGCCGCCTGCTCCGCCAGCGTTACCCGATTGCCCTGTAGCACCACCACCGCCGCCAGTATTTGCCGTTCCAGCGGTTGCAGTCCCACCATCAGTGCCAGCACCGCCACCACCAGCGCCACCTGCACCGCCAGTTCCATTTCTAACGCCACCACCACCGCCGCCTGCATAAGTAACAGATGAGCCAGTAATTGAAGTTGCTACACCTGCACCACCTGCACCACCAACGGCTGCTAAAGAACTACCGCTACCAGCCGCACCAACTGCATTTGCACCGCCACCACCACCACCCGCTGCGGTATTATTAGTGATGTAAACACCGTTACCGCCAGCCCTTCCTTGGTTAGTTGTTCCCGCTGCACCTGCACCTGTAAATCCTGAACTGTCTGAACCAGCACCTGCGCCGCCACTTCCGCCAGCGACGCCATTTGCAACCCCATTTTGGTAGAAGCAGCCACCGCCGCCGCCACCTGTAGAAGTAATTGTAGAGAATACAGAGTTGGAACCGTTGGTGCCAGGCGCAATAGTAACGCCAGCACCGCCAGCACCAATGGTAACTGTGTAGCCTGTTGAAATTAATGAAAGTGCGGTTTCTAAAGTTCCCCCCCCACCAGTAGCGGTAACAGTTGAACGAAGCCCACCAGCACCGCCACCGCCTGCTTTATTTGAACCACCACCTGCGCCGCCTGCAACTACAAGATAATCAGCCGTCAAAGCCACAGTCGGAGCAAATGTTCCTGACGATAAAAATGTGTGATAAAAGTAATTTGCGTCGTTAGTAATTACTCCACCAGTTGCTTTGGCAAGAGCGGTTCTAAATGTTCCACTTGAATTAAAAGTATGAATAGTATTTCCACCTGATGTGGTTACAGTTCCACCAGTTGCTTTTTGAGTTGTGCCAGCATAGGAAAGGATTACTACACCTGAGCCGCCTGCAACTCCCAGTCTATCAGGTCCAACGCTACTGTCTCCACGAGAGCCACCACCGCCACCGCCAGTATTTGCGGTTCCTGCTATTGCAACAACGGGAGAACTTGTACCATAACTACCTTTACCGCCGCCGCCTGAACCGCCATTGCCAGATTGGTTAGCAGACCCCCAATAACCACCACCGCCGCCGCCCGCATAAGTTACTGAAGTGCCTGTAATCGAATTAGAGGTACCTGCGCCACCTGCGCCACCGCCGCCCGCATCATTCGGGCCAGTGCCTGACGCCGCCTGTCCTGTAGCACTAGAACCGCCGCCACCGCCGCCGTTACCATAGGTAACACCCGATACGGAGCCAGCACCACCCAAATTTCCTTGTCCTGCCGTGCCTGTTCCAGCGGCAGTATAACCTGGAGAACCATTACCACCGCCGCCAGAACCACCACCAGTTGCAACAGTAGCCTCACTGCCGCCACCACCGCCACCAGTAGGCGCGGTTGCATTAAATGATGATGTAACACCAGTAGAACCTGCACTACTACTAGAAGAAGCACCTGCGCCACCGCCACCAACGGTAACTGTGTAATTCGTATTTATACCTGCTATTAATCCGTTAAAAGTTTGATACCCACCTGCGCCACCGCCACCACCACTGTGTCCACTACCGCCACCGCCACCACCTGACACAACAAGGTAACCAACTGTTAGCGGCTCGATACCTTTAGCAAAACCGTACGACGAAATAGAGCTTGATCCTATAGTTTCAATTATTGGCATTTAACCTACTCCTTATGCAAACTTAGTCTGTGAACCTAAAACTGTATATGTAGCAGAGGCTGTCTTAATAATTACAAATGAGTAAGAGTCTATTGAACTATCGTTACCGCTAGATGGAGCTGTTCCAGCTTGCCACTTTGGAGTAACAGCGGTTCCGTCAACTTGAAATACAGTTGGGTAATAGGCAGTAGAACCGTTAGTAACTAAGAACGCTACAGTCATAGATTGGTTAACTGACATAACAGAGTTAAGAGTAGTTGAACCATCACCACGGAAGTTAAATGTCCAGTTAGCTGCTGCGTTAGAAGTAAAGTATTTAACGGTAGATGTTTTCATATCTACGTTTACAGTACCTGTAGCAGATGTTGCTGAGATAGTCATTGCTTCAAGAGCTGAAGTAAATACTGGGGTTACAAGAGATGCGCTAGTAAGCGGGGCATAAGTAGATGCTGCTGTAGAAGAATTAATTTTAGTATCAATTTGAGTTTGAATTGCGGAGGTAACTCCGTCTAGGTATTGCAACTCAGTGTTGGATACGTTACCGATTGTGGCTGAGTCTAAGTCAATAGATAGGGCTTTAATAGGTGCGTAGACTAGTCCAGCGCCTGCAAAGTTTACTGTGCTAGATGGCTTAGTTGTTGCATCTGCAAAAAATTTAATAATACCATCGGAGGCATCGCGGACATACCCACCATACTTAGTAGTTCCTGAAACCTTGTATTCCCCAACAATTCCTAAATCAAGAGCATTTCCTGGGTTTCCATTACCTAAAAAGATTAATGAATCTGCAACTGATAAGTTGTTAGTAGAAGTAGATGTACCGGTACCACCAAAGGAAATATTACCCGCGATGTTAACATCACCGTTAATACCTAACCCACCAACAATAGTTAAGGCTCCCGTAGATGGGCTAGTTGAAGGGGTTGGGATTTCAATGTGAACATTTACGTTAGGAGTAATAACCATCTGAGTATTGTTAGAGGCAAGGCCGCCAGCGGCAAATACAATTTTATTTTGAGTACCAGTTGAGTCTGTAGCTAGTACAAGGTTACCTCTACCAGTAGTACTTGCTGGGGCTGACATAAAGATGTAACCATCATTAGGCCCAGTAATAGTAAAGGCTGGGTCGCTAAATGTACTAGCAGTAATACCCATGTCAATCCAACCAGAGGTGTCCTGGCCGTTATTAGCATAGGCAATAAAGTCTGTAGAAGTTGATGCGCCGTTACCCTTATTTCTAAACGCAATTTGCGCGTAATCTGCTTCTTCAACTTCAACTATAATTGTTGGGTTGGTAAGGGCAGCTAAAGAGCCAAACGATTCGCCAGTTCCTACGTAAATATTATCTACAACGGTAATGTTAGAAACACCATCAGGTGCAACAACATGGCTAAGAGACTCTAGGGCTTTGGCTACATAGACCAAATCCTGAGCGTTGTACAAACTAGCTGCAAGAGAAGATGAGATCTCACTCTTGATCGCTGTTACCTGAGTTTCAAGGCTTGTATAGTTAGGCATTTCGTCTCCTAGTCAAATATTCCCAACCCAAGTTCAATTGCAATTAAGCGATTGCTCAGGCTGTTGGTTGTAGATATTGTTACCAAGTTTGCAGTATTTGGGATACCGTGAACGTTAAGCGTCTCTAGGATATGAGCATCAATTGATGCATCAGAATCATAGATACCAGTTAGTGAAAAAGATAGGTTGTTTGTGTTGGATTGCACATATACTCTATCCCCGTTAGATATGCCAAAACGATGAGACTCAAGAGACTCACCAGCAGGTATATCTACATCGTAAAGTATATACCCATATTGGTCAGATGTCGCCCCTGTCGGAGCAACCCATACTCTAGCTGCAGAAGTGCTTGTGCTTTTATTAGATATTATAACTGAGGTTAAGTATGCAGCCTCTGATGTAAAAATTAAAGCTTCGGTACTTGCCTCAGGGTTTGAAATACCCATTCTACGGATTGCCATTACGCCCCTAACCACCAAGATGATGATAAGTCTACAGGATTATTTACATTTCCTGAAGAGCCAGACACGTTTATCCAAGTGTCTGTATACCAAACCAAAAGGCTATTACTTGTTGTATCAAACCACAAAGTTCCATCAATAGGCTCTTCAGGTTCGTTCTCCAGCATAGCTGTAGCACGCCCAAGACCTAGCCATTGAGTCCCTGTGTAGAACTTAACCTGATCCTCAGAAGAGTTATAGTACATTGACCCAGCAGTTGAGGTAGCTGGATCAGCTACCTCACTTACTAGGGTTAATGGTACAAGAAATTTCTGAGCCATAGTTTACTACTATCCGATAACGATTACTTTGTAAGCACCTGTTGCCGGAGCAACAGCAAATGTGATATCTACTGTGCTGTCATTGGTATGTACTACATCCGCAAATACTTCAGCAAATGTGTCTGCATCAAACACTGTGACACTAACAAATTGTGTGCTTAGGTTGTGAGTAACTGTAAATGTTGTAGCAGAGTTATTGCCTATTGTGGCGGTAATCTTACGGGCTACAACATCAGTATCAATAGCTACTGTATTCGCTACAGCATCTCCGGCATCGCCTGCACCTGAGGTTGTGATACCTAAGCCTGGCTTTACCTTTGTACCTGTTGAAAGGGTTTCAATAGCAGCGTTTGTATCGAGGAGGATTGCTCCACCTGAAGAACCTGTTGTCAAACCACCTGTTGTTGAAGGCGCAAATGTAAAGTTAGTTCCTGTAAGAAGCACACCATTTGATGATGTATACGTTCCTGTACCTGAGAATTGTGCGTATGCAAGAGCATCTGTACCAAGTTTAATTGTCTTGCCTGGGTTAAGAGATGTTCCCTCTACTGTCTGTGCCCAACCAGTACCGCTTTGTGTATCACCGTTTACGATAAATACGAAGTCACCAGAGGTAACTTGAGCTGGGATATGGTTATCGTAATCTGTTGTACGAGTAAGTACCGCTGCAACAGAAACTGTTCCTGCAGTGCTTACACGATAGATACCGTTTTGAGCCCCTGTTGTTTGGTTCTTTAAAAGTACTCGATCATTTAAAACAAGATCAATACCATCAATTGTTAAGATGCCCTCGTCTGCGACAGCGAACGTAGCGCCTACTCCAGCGCCACCGTCTGCACCTGTTGAGCCAGGTGTATAAGTACCAACGATATTACTTGTAGATGCAGCTTGAACTTCGTCTTTAACATTAAGACCTTGTGCAACACTGTCTACGTAATTCTTAGTTGCCGCATCTTGGGCAGAAGTTGGGTTAGCAAGGTTTGTAAGTTTGTAGCCACCCATTGAATAATCGCCAGTTGCAGTAGCAAGGGCGTTAAGGTGAATATCGCTGTGGTCAGTATCAGTATGGCGGTGAACGTGGTCTGCGTTAGCAACACGAATACTTGTTCCAGCAGCATTTGCTGTACCTAGGTTTGCAATATCTGCTGTTTCGCCACGAGCCTGGGCAACTACCCAGTTTGCAGAAGAAGCTGTTCCGTTAGAAACATAGAGCGTATTAGTTGTAAGATCAAAGTATGTAGAGCCACTTGAAAGTGGAGTTGTTGATGGGGCACCTGTACCGGTTGTTACGCTACCGACTGGTGTCCATGCATTTGGTACATAGACCTTAAGGGTGCTGACTGATGTGTCGTATACAAGCTGCCCGAATACAGGGCTTGCTATGGCGTTAATCTGTGTGGTGGATAGGTTCTGAATGCGGGCATTCAAAATCTCCAGCTGATTAAGATTAATCGGTGTTAAAAAACTACGTGACATTCATCTTCTCCTTAAGAAAGATAAGCGTTTCCGCTAAAGGCTGAGTAAAAACTTAGAGTCAAAGAGTTCCGATTAGTATACGCAATTTCACCTTCGACGATTGTTCCTGCAGAATCTTCAACGGTCACATTAGGATACCATCCAAGATTGTGGATTATAGTCCAAACAGAGGCAGAGGTTCCCTGAACATGGTGGTAAGAAATTGGGGGTAGTGTATTAGGAAAATCATTAATAATAATGTCTGGGGAACTTACCTGAATGCCCCCAGTAATAATGGTAGTGCCGTTAAGGCCTACCTCAACTGGAGGACTATCTGTAGCTAGGGTAGCTGCAGAGGGGCTGTTTTCTTCCGCTACTTTGATTACTATCGGCATTAGTATCCCCCTGTTGTTGAAGAAACCTGAGCTTCGGTGAATATCTTACCGCTTAGGAAGGTCTTTACCGTTGAGTTGCCATCATCTGTTAGCTGTAGATCCCAGTAAGAGGTGCGTGGTAGGGCAGCTGTAGCCTCTGCAGCTAGAGAGATAGTTATTGTATCTATAACTCCACCAAGAGTTGATGCAGACTTAACTGTGGTAAAGGTAGAGATCAAGATAGGCCCAATTCTATTTCCACGTACTTGTGGGTATAGGCGGATTTGAGCCAGAGGTGTGAAGTTAAGAATGCTGAAGGCAAACTTGATAGACTTTGTAAACGTGTCCCCGGCGTACATAGTAAGGTCATAGTTCGGTACAGAATCTGGAGTTGTATCCCCATAGCTAGGAAGCGGTAGAGTAACGCGTTGTGGGATAGATCCATCATCAATTTCTTGAGGCTTGTAGACAGGGATGTATCGGTTTGTAAGGCGGCTAATGCGTCGTAGGGTCTGAACCTCCATACGATATATTCCAAGGTTAAGCATAGAACAAAGTTCTTTGTACTGAGTACGTCGTGCTTCTACTATCTCCATTAACTGGTGGTAGCGCTCAGATCTAGGAATTGTCACCCCGTCTGGTGTAAAGATGTTGATATCAAAGGCTGCATCTGTAGCAAGGGTATACAGGGAAAGACTGGATGCTAAGATGATGATTGGGTACTCATCAACTATTGGTATGTTATACAGCTGATATTGGCTGCCATCGCTGTTTGTATTGTGTTTAGCGTGTTGAGCAAAAGCGCTATTGATGTAGTAAAGTATTTCAGAGTCAGTAAAGTATCTAAAGGCAATACCTGTGACAGTAATAACTGCCCCACTTGCTGGTGGAGTAACTAGGGTAAGGACGCCTGGTCCTTCTTCAATCGTAGATGTAAAAGACACATCTGTAGATCCTACTTTAACCACGAGGGTGTCTCCCTGTACAGGGGACTGAGTTAGCTGGTATCGGGTAGTTATACCGTCTCCAGTAAACGTATCGATAAAGGTTCTACCGGTATCGCCAATCTCGGCACGAAGTCGAGATGATAAATTTTGAAGCGTTGCCACGTATCCTCCTGGTCCGGTATAGGTAATCATCCACTATATTACGTGAATAGTCTGCATAAAAAAGGCTCACTCCGACAGGAGGGCGATTTGTCGGAGTGAGCGGCTTAGTTGTACAACTTAGAGTCTGTCGTACAAATATCCTTTTTCTTTAAGGTGATCCGCAACATTCTGTGGAACTTTGTACTTCTTACCTGTTTGGAAGCTCCAGTTATTGCCGGCCCCAATAGTCATATTCTCAATGTCTTCCGCGACACGAACGATAGTGGTGTCGTCTGCAAGACTTACTCCAACACTCTCAACTTCGTCAATGACGGTTGCGACTGCTGACGGGTTAGTTACGTCAATTACTTCATTCTGCTCTTTGTACTCACGAACAGATGTAGCCATAGACATTTCATTGGCACGAGAAACCATTTCCTCGGCGTTTGCCTTAATCATTTCTTCACGCTGACGTCCTGTGACGTCTGTTACTTTTGCTTTTGCCACGATTATTATTCTCCTTGTGTTTGTGCTGGGCGGGGAGTTTTAAGGCTCCCCGCCTCAACATGTTTATTTAAATTAGTTGGTCTCAGCAATTACTACTGATTGGTCAGTAATTAGGCCTAGACCGTAAATTGCGTACCATGCAAGTGCGTGCTCACGACCGAAGTCAAGAATACCACCATCACGAAGTTCCACAGGAAGTGAAATCGCGTGACCGAATGCATTGTCGCCAATGAAGATCGCTGAGTAGCGATCCTTAGCTCCGTTACCTGTCTTTGTTGCAGGAGATGTATATCCACCGCCAGTTGGGTAAACGATTGAAGATGCTGCAACAGCTGAATCAGTTGTGTAGCCTGCACCAGCGCCGCCGACAACCTTTTCAATCTGTGTTGTTTCGATGAATACTGTGTCGTATAGACGACCAATTTCACCTAGCATGAAGTTACCTGGAGCTGCGTACTTTGTCACTTCAATAAACTCTGCGTTGTCGCGGAGCTTACGTGATTGGTGAGGGTGTACGAATGATACGTAGGTCTCGCCTAGACGAGGGATGTTCTTGGTTGCTAGTGTTTCTACTGCATCCTTGATTGTGTGAGGTGTCAAGTCAAATGCACCAGTCATTGATGCACGTGACGAACCTGTTGTACCAGCTGAGTACCATGCGTTAACAGCTGAAACTCCTGTGCGGTCTTCACCGTAAACAACAGATGATGCTGCCATGAGTGTGTCACGAGCTTGGCCATCAAGGTATAGTGCCATGTTACGTCCAAGAAGACGTGAAGCTGATGCCATAACGTCATCGAATGATGCGTTAAGTAGAAGCTCAGATACTGCAATTGCATATCCGTGCTCTGCAACAGTGATTGAGAACTGTTGTGCTGTTAGTGCGTTTGTTGACATACGTACACCTTCAACAAGAGCTCCTGCGAACCCTAGGTTGTTGTAACGCATGAAGTTGATCTGTAGACCAGGTGCTACGCCTAGTTCTGTCTTCTTAACAGCGAACTGCTCGAAGC